TATGCTTCTCGCTATGGAAAAAAGAATGGTAAAAATAAAGATGATCTGATGAAGGTTCTTCACTATACTGTTCTTGCTCTAAATTATCACTACATTGAAAATGAAAATAAGGAAAATTAATCATGGAAATCTCGATTCAAATTGAAGAACTTCGTAAGCGTAAGATCTTTTTGGCTACCCCTATGTATGGTGGTCAATGTGCAGGTATGTTTGCTAAGTCTGTTGCTGACTTGACATCTCTTTGTACATCTAATGGTATTGAACTACGTTCATACTTTTTGTTCAATGAATCTCTTATTACTCGGGCACGTAATTATTGCGTTGACGAATTTATGAGATCCGATTGCACCCATATGATGTTTATCGACTCTGATATTGGTTTCGATCCTCGTGATGTTCTTGCAATGCTTGCACTACAAGGTGACGATTCTGAATATGATGTTCTTGCAGGACCTTATCCTAAGAAGTGCATCAGTTGGGAAAAGATCAAGCTTGCTGTCGACAAGGGTATTGCCGACGAAGATCCCAATGTCCTTGAAAAGTTTGTTGGTGATTATGTTTTTAATCCAAAGGGCGGCGGCGGAAACATCCGTATTGATATCCCGGTAGAAGTATCTGAAATTGGTACCGGATTTATGATGACTCGCCGTTCCGCTTTTGAAAAGTTTGAAAAGGCATTCCCTCATTATAGTTATAAGCCAGATCATGTTCGCACTGAACAGTTTGATGGTTCTCGTGAAATCATGCAATACTTCCAGGCTGAAATTGATCCTGCCTCTAAGCGCTATCTTTCGGAAGACTATTGGTTCTGTCAGAAGCTTATTGAAATTGGCGGTAAGATTTGGTATTGCCCATGGATGAAGCTCCAACACGTTGGTAGTTATATCTTTGGTGGGTCATTGATTGATCTAGCTTCTATCGGTGCACCTGCTACCGCCGATCCTGGTCTATTGAAGAAGACCAAGAAGTAATTTTTATATTTTATAATGGAGAATGTGAATGAAGATTAATAATAAGACCCTGAATATTCTTAAGAACTTTGCAACAATTAATCCCTCGATTATTGTAAAGCCTGGAAATATTCTAAAGACAATCTCCTCGAGCAAGACCATTCTTGCTCGGGCTGAGGTTCCTGATACCTTTGAATATCCTTTTGCAATTTATAACCTGTCTCAGTTTATTGGTTGCATCTCGATGTTTACGGATCCGGATCTTGACTTTGATGAAAGTTCTGTGACCATCAGCGATGGAAAGAACAAGATCGTATATCACTATGCTGATTCCTCAATCATTCTTGCTCCACCTGATAAGGATATTAATATCCCATCGGTTGATGCAGAATTTAAGATTTCAGCAACTGATATTCCTAGTGTTGCCAAGGCACTCAGTATTCTTGAACTTACTGAAATTGCATTTGTCGGCGATGGTGATAATATCCTTATTCAAGCAATTGATAGTAAAAACCCATCCTCAAATCAATATAGTGTAAAGGTTGGTGCTACCGATAAGGTTTTTAAGGCTATTTTCAAGCCTGATAATCTTAAGATGGTTCCTGATGACTATGTTGTCACACTTTCTTCTAAGGGCCTTTCAAAGTTTGTTGGTACTGAGGCTACATACTACGTAGCTATTGAGGCAACAAGCACTTTTTGATTTACAATCTAGTATTATTGGTGTATAATAGGGTAGGGTGTATAACTCTACCCTTTTTTATGATGGAGAATTTAAATGCTTGAGCAATTTTTGTGGGTGGAAAAGTATCGTCCAAAAAAGATTAGTGACACTATTCTTCCGATCGAACTAAAGAAAACATTTCAACAATTTGTAGATCAAAAGAATATTCCAAACCTACTCCTCACCGGTTCAGCAGGTGTTGGTAAGACTACCGTAGCTAAGGCCATGCTCGAAGAACTTGGTTGCGATTATATTGTCATTAACGGCTCGATGAATGGTAACATCGACACACTCCGTAATGAAATCCAAAACTTTGCTTCTACCGTATCGTTTGCAGGTGGTCGTAAATATGTAATCCTTGACGAGGCGGATTACCTAAATCCTAACTCTACACAACCTGCTCTCCGTAATTTTATGGAAGAGTTCAGTCGTAATTGTGGGTTTATTCTTACATGTAATTATAAGAATCGAATCATTGCACCTCTACATTCCAGATGTTCGGTAGTTGATTTTAGTATTCCTAAGGATTGTAAGCCCAAATTGGCATCACAATTCTTTAAGCGTATAATTGGTATTCTTGATTCCGAAAAAATTTCATACGATCAAGCCGTTGTTGCAAATGTTATCCAAAAGCACTTTCCGGACTGGAGGCGTGTACTTAATGAATTGCAGCGCTATAGTGCAATCGGTTCTATTGACTCAGGTATTCTGACCAATTTCCAGGACCTATCAGTCAAGCAAATCTTTGATGCATGTAAGAGGAAGGATTTTGATGGAGTTCGGAAATGGGTTCATGATAATAGTGACCAAGATCAAGTTGCTGTATTTCGTTCGGTCTATGAAAATTCATTTGAATATGTTTCAAAGAAGTCTATCCCTGAACTGATTGTTATTATTGCTGATTATCAATACAAGGCGGCATTTGTGGTCAACCATGAAATTAACATGTTGGCATTCTTTGTAGAACTCATGATGCGCTTGGAGTGGCAATAATGGCTGTTAAGCCCAAGCGGGGTAAACAAGCCGAAAAGGTAGATCTTAATTCTATATCTACCATTTTCGGTAGGGTTGTGAAACACGAAGAGAAGGAAGAAAAAAGCGCCAATATTAATCCATTTTCGTTTATCAACGATATTAATTTTGGTAAGGAATACATTTATAGTGATGAAACTAAGTCATCGTTTGAGCCCTATATTATCACCAAGGCCATGTCTATCTTTCCAGACACTCTTTCCGATGCCATCTTTTTAAATTCAAATTTTCATCTAGATGAAAAAATGCAGCATGATTACTTATTCTACAAGGTAGCCAAACGCAAGAGATTCAAAAAAGATGCATGGTTTAAAAAGACAGAGGATGAAAAAAAGGAATTAAAAATCCTCAAGGATATTGGTAAAATTATTAATTATAATCTAAATGAAACAAAACGATTCTGGGATATGCTTACAGAAGTACAAAAGAAAGACTTCTTGGAACAATATGTCTATCCAGACTCAAAGAATAAAACTAAATAAATAAAGGAAAATAATAATGAGGTACTGCTGTTATGTCTATAATGGAAACATTCCTGGAAGTGAAACTTGCTGAGGAAGAGGATTTCTTAAAAATTAAAGAAACTCTTACTCGTATTGGTATAGCTTCCCATAAAGAGAAGAAGCTATACCAATCTTGTCATATTTTACATAATCGCGGTAGATATTTTATAGTTCATTTTAAAGAACTGTTTCTACTTGATGGTAAAGAATCTGATTTTACTGAAGATGATATTGGTCGTCGTAATACCATAGCAAGTCTTGTAGAGCAGTGGGGTTTATTCAGAATCGTTGACTATAAACGATTTGAGGAACCAAAAACACCTCTAAATAAGATTAAGGTTCTACCTTTTAAAGATAAGGATGAATGGACTCTTGTATCCAAATATACGGTGGGTAAGAAAAAGCGATAAGGATATATTATATTATGTTTAAGTGGTTTAAGCCTAAAGAAGTGAAAATCATTATACGAGATAAAGAACTTCAGAGACTAACCGATCTTTTATTCCCACCTCTCGAAAGAATTGAACGGGATGGGGATCTTTATCAAATAGATTACTCTGTTGATATGAATTTGGATTCAGCTCTTGAAGATCTTAAAGCAGGTATGAACGACAAAACCACCCAAGAGACAATCTCAAGGGTGTTGGATCGACTGATTGAAGCTAGAAAAATACTAAATGCTTATCCAGTACTTGATGAGAATACTAAGTTCCTCATTGTGGATAATCTACCTAACGAAAAAGAAAGAGAAATTAATCCCCGGGAGGACTAACCTTCTCTTTCTTTCGGTTGTAGACCTTTTTAGACTCTACGACTCGTTTTCGAAACAAAGGTGTGTGCAGAGCCCGAGCAATAGGATTCCGCTTTTTGGGGACCGGACGCTTTTGCATAACTTTTCTCCTTCTTATGTTTATTAAAACCAAGATAAAGCTCTGATTCCATACCGTGAGCCTCAACCTCCCATGGCCAGGTAAAATAACCCCCATCATTTTTTGAGTGATGGATATTATGCCAGGAACACACAGAAGAGTCTCTTAGGTAGTCTTTAAGTTGACCTAGCGCATATTGTTTTACATGGACCATCTCATGTGCTAGCGCCAGCAAAGTCCGTTTTTTGCCCATATCACCATCAATGCGGATCGTAAACTCACGTGGTCGGATATTAATATCTTCCCACACACAATCCGCATCAATCTTATCTTTACGAATGAGTCCTTTCACAACCACAACTCGGATTTCGATATTCCTCAGCAATCGTTTACTCATCATGGTTTCCCCATAATGGACCAGCGACTCAAAGATCATATTCGGATCAACCTTTGACGGCCGATCAATGAGTGTGATATGCATTAAAACTTATTCTTAGAAATATGATTCTTAGCATCCTTTTGAGTCTTAAAGTAAAGGATCGAACCATCACGGGCCCGGAGATTATTTTGCATGGTGGAATCCCACACAAAGAATTCGCGGGTCAATGTGGATTCCATGACCTGGAAACGATTTTTGATCAGTTCCGAGACATAGTATCCTGGCGAGTTAATCTGAAGTATGACTGTCATATATCTATCCTCAATTTATAAGTTATTATAACAAACTTTCGGGGCAAAGTCAACAAAAGTTTTGTTAACATTTTGTAATCCGATTCGACGATTTTTTGGTTGACATACCCCTCGAAATGGGATATATTACATATATAAACAAGGGAATACCTAAATATGCTAACAGTCACTATCGATGTAGAACAAGCCGATAAAATTGTTATTTCACATTTGACCAATACTGTTGGTGTTCTTATTGATATTATTGAGTTGAATAACAAGAATCCGAATGAAGACACCAATTCATATAATCAAGAATTGATGAATGAGATTCAATCCATCAATGAAGTTATTGAATATTTTGGTGGAACTAAGGTTAAGGTACCTTTTAGCTAATAAGTTTTGCGGGCTTGGTGAAATGGTAGACACAAGAGACTTAAAATCTCTCGGCTAAAAGCTGTACCGGTTCGAGTCCGGTAGCCCGCACCAACTACCTAAGATTAAAAATTACTAAATGTTAATACTTTTTTGGTTGACAGACATTCAAATCTATGGTATAATCCACATATAAACAAATTGAGGATCCTTAGTTCAGCGGTAGAACACCGGACTTTTAATCCGTATGCCCTGGGTTCAAATCCCAGAGGATCCTCCATTTGTTTGACCTTTATTATGAAAGATATATATTATGTCGGAAGATTATAGGATTCAATTTTTGGATAATTCAGGTTGGCGTACTTGTGTTACCTTTACTTCCCGAGCCGATGGTGCTATGGTAATGAGGGAAATGCAACAAGCCCAGGTATATTATCCGGAATACCGAATTCGTTGTGTTGACCGCAATGATCGACTGATTGATATGCTATAAATAAGTCTATGTCGGTGAAGTGTTACGGTAGCACTACGATCTCCAAAATCGTCGGCGAGGGTTCGACTCCTTCCACCGATGCCAATAAGTTTAGGGCCAGTCTTCTAATTGGACTAGGAATCCAGATTTTCAATCTGTTCAATGCGGGTTCGAGTCCCGTCTGGCCTACCAAGTTTTCTGTTGTTTGACAATTTGAATGTATAAATAAGAACGGGTAGCTCAGAGGAAGAGCGGATGCCTCTTAAGCATCGGGTCGAGATTTCGAAATTCTCCCTGTTCATATTTGGATCCTTGGTCGAGTGGCTTAGGCAGAGGTCTGCAAAACCTTTTACAGTGGTTCAATTCCACTAGGATCCTCCAGAGTTTTGGTTAGTAGCTCAATGGTAGAGCAGGTGACTGTTAATCACCCGGTTACAGGTTCGAGTCCTGTCTAGCCAGCCAGGTCGCACAAAAACTGTTCCTATCCGGTTTTGTGCATTGTGTAGATAGGATACGCTCTTGCTGTCTGGGGGTAAGAGAAGAGATAAACTTGCTATTGAAACCAATGGTGAGTTAGCCCAGACCAAATTTGCTTCCTTAGCTCAGCTGGTAGAGCATTCGGTTGATAACCGAAAGGTCGATGGGTCGGGACCATCAGGAAGCACCAAGTTTGCCGGTTTAGCTCAGTTGGTAGAGCAACTCACTTGTAATGAGAAGGTCGGGAGTTCGATTCCTCCAACCGGCACCATTTTTTAGTATAATTGAGGTGAATAACTTATGAAAAACACAACCGTAGTAACGTTACAAGCCCCAGAGCTGCTAAAGACGATTACTAGACGTTATGTTGATAATGGTCTAAAGTTTGGTTGGAAGTCCAATGTTAACCTGAAAGGGGATTTTGGGCACTGGAACAATAACATACTGAATAACAGTAAGATTGAACCATACGACCATGCTGACATGCCTTACATCAACAACCATAAAGAGATTAAACAAATATGGAATAGCATTTGTGGTGTCATAGGTCAAAGATCTTTGCTTCGGGTGTATATAAACGGTTACACTTACGGTACTGATGCTTACGCTCACTATGATGATTCTTGGATCAAAGACAAATTTGGCGATGACTCTATGTCAGAGACTGCCATAGTCTATTTGAATGAATCCTGGGACATCAATTGGGCTGGTGAAACAGTAATATACGATGATAACAAAGAGATCGAGAATTCGATTCTACCGAAGTTTGGTAGGTTGTTAGTTTTTGATTCAAACAAGTTGCATGCGGCAAGACCTCTTTCTAGGATGTGCCCTGCGTTGAGAACTGTACTAGTGTTCAAGACTTTTGATCCGAACTACAATAGTGAGTCGGTTGAGTTTATCAAAAATCTTGCGGTGAATATACCTCATTCTAAGCGTACGTTCTTCGAACATCTTTTCAACACTATGCTAAGATTAGAAATGTTGAAAGGATCGGAAGATGTCTGTAGAGCAGGGTTGTTTCATTCTGTATACGGTACAGAATTTTTCAACTACAACAATTCGAATCAAATAAGTCGTGAAGTTGTAAGAGGCATGATTGGTGAATATTCCGAAAAGCTGGCTTACGAGTTTTGCACTCTTCGCGATAGGTATAACAAGATTATAAATAACGAACCGAGTTATGATGAACGGATGCATAAAGATCTGATGTTGATGGAACTAGCCAACTTATCAGATCAGAATGGTTCTGGGACTTATTCGGAACAAATCAATTTTCTTGATAAAAAACTTAGAATAAAGTGATTATATATAGTAATGTGATATAAATTAAGGTCCTATAGCTCAATGGTAGAGCGGAGAGCTTATACCTCTCGTATACACTAGATTGGTGTGCGGTTGGCGGTTCGAGTCCGTCTAGGACTACCAAAATCAAAGACTACCAGGAATAAATGGGCTCTCTTGGTTCAAGATGACTGCTAGTAAAACTGATAAATCCCACCCATGGTTTGCAGGGCTCTGGTCTTTGATACTTTTTTGCGGGATTAGTATAATGGTATTATCACAGCCTTCCAAGCTGAGGACAGGGGTTCGATTCCCCTATCCCGCTCCATTATGGCGCTAGAACAGGTGTTCCGATTGGTCTCATAAGCCGATACGTGGTGGTTCGATACCATCTGGCGCCTTATAAATAAGTTTACTATTACGGAAGAGTGGCCGAGTGGATTAAGGCAACGGTCTTGAAAACCGTCGAGGGTTAAGAGCCCTCCGTGGGTTCGAATCCCACCTCTTCCTCCAGTTTATTTGGAATGGTGGCTGAGTGGCCTAAAGCTCACGGTTGCTAACTGTGCGAACCTTAACTGGTTCCGTGGGTTCGAATCCCACCCATTCCTCCATATTTTACAAAAAAGGATATAAATATGGCTGGTTATTCTATTGATGTTCTTAAGAAGGCAGCTTTTGAAGACGAGCTTATGAATATCTTAAACTTAGAAGCTTTAGAGAATAGAGATGAAACTTGGGTAATCATTCATGATTATTTCAAGACTCGACTAAAAGAACTTGACAAAGCGACTAAACGATAGTATAATACATTTTAACTGCGCGTCGCCTAGCCTGGAATGGCACTTCGTTTGGGACGAAGAATAACGGGAGTTCAAATCTCTCCGCGCAGACCATTTTGGGAGGTTAGCTCAGTTGGTAGAGCGTCACGTTTACACCGTGAATGTCATCGGTTCAAACCCGGTACCTCCTACCATTTTTATTGCCTGATAGTTTAATGGTAGAACGCCGGTTTTTGGTGCCGGCTGTGTTGGTTCAAATCCAGC